GGTATCGTGCCAACGGTCATCCTTTGTTTAGTTGCTTAATTGTAAGTCGTGTCGTATTCACACTAGGTTGACCCATGACCATAAAAGATAGCCTTTCCAAGCTGAAACAGGCTGACTTGATGGCCTTGTTCGGCGTTACGGATCGAACAATTCAACGTTGGCATGACCAGGCCCTACCCCGACACGGGGAAGGGCGAGGCTGCTACTACGTTTGGACCGAAGTGCTGCCCTGGTATGTCACCTTCATGTCGGGATCAAAACGGGGTGGGTCCCCCGAAGATGTATCAGAGACGGAGCGCCTGAAGTCGGCCCAGGCGGACCTGGCGGAACTGACCCGAGATGAACGGGCGGGCCTCTTGGTCTTGGCAGCGGAGGTCACGCAGGAGTGGGCGGACATCCTAACCATGCTCCGGTCGAACCTCATGGGCTACGGGGATCGGCTGATCCCGTTGTTGGCAGAAACCACGAACCCCCGCGAGCAGCTGGCCATCGCCCGGCGCGAGATGAACCAGACGCTCCGGGCGATCGTGGAGAAGGACGATGAACTATAGCTATGCCAAGACCAAGGGGTTAAGGCGGTCCGCCCTTCGGTTCATGAAGCCAACGCCTGATGTCTCCGGATCCGAATGGACAGGGCTCTACCGGGTGCTGTCCAGCGAGGACTCCGGCGCGCCTGGTCGCTGGGATCTGGATGCCCGCCCGTTCCAGAACGAAATCATGGACTGCGCCTGCGACCTGGTGCACGAGTTCACCACCGTGGTCGGGCCCTCCCAGTGGGGCAAGACGGCGGTCGGGCTCAACATCATCGGCCGCACCATCCACATCGATCCCGGCCCGATCATGGTGGTGCACCCCACCATCTCAGCGGCTCAGAAGTGGTCCAAGACGCGCTTCGCCCCCATGGCCAGGGACTGCCAGGAGCTGGCGGCCCTCATCTCCCCCGAGGTGTCGCGGGACTCCAGCAACACCATCCTGGAGAAGGTCTTCACGGGCGGCCTGCTCATCAACGTGGGCGCCAACGCCCCGGCCGGCCTCGCCTCCCAGCCGGTCAAATACCTGATCTTCGAGGAGCTGGACCGCGTCCCCATCGACGTGACGGCCGGCGAGGAGGGCGACTACGAGGCCCTGGCCATCGCCCGCACCACGGACGCGAACTACCGCCTCTGCCGAAAGATCTACCGGAGCAGCTCGCCCACCGCCCTGGGTTCATCCCGCATCGAGCGGGCCTGGAAGCAGAGCGACCAGCGCTACTGGATGGTCACCTGCCCGCATTGCCAGCATGAGCAGCGCTTGGTCTGGGAGGGGATCGTCTACGAGGACGCCCACCCGCTCGACGCCTTCTACCAGTGCCAGGGCAAGGGCTGCGAGATCTCCGAGCCGGAGCTGCGTCGTGCCGTCCGGCAGGGCCACTGGGTGGCCACCAGGCCTGAAGTGGTTGGCCACGCCGGGTTCTGGATCAGCGGGCTCATGGTCAGGCCCATGGCCTACATCGTGTCCGAGTTCCTCGAGGCCCGGAAGGGTGGCAGCACCATTCTGCAGACTTGGAAGAACACCTGCCTGGGCGAGCTCTGGAACACCCGGGAGGGCGAGGAGGCCAAGGTCGAGGGCCTACTGAAGCGCAGCCGGGCGGCCAAGTATTCCAGCGGGATGGTTCCGAACGGCGTGGCGATCCTCACCGCGGGGATCGACGTGCAGACCAGCAACCCGCAGCGCGTGGAGGTGGTGGTCAGGGGCACGGGCCCCGGCTACGAGCAGTGGACCATCAAGCACGAGGTCATCATCGGCAACCTGGCCACTGCCGAGCCCTGGGATCGCCTGGAAGCGTTCCTGCTCCAGGACTGGCAGCGGGAAGACGGGGAGACCATGAAGCTCCGGGCCGTGGCCATCGACACGGGCGGGCACTTCCGGGGCGAGGGGTTGAAGTTCCGCAAGCGAGCCAAGATGCAGGGCCTGGTCTACCCGATCAAGGGCGCGAGCCACTTCCAGCGCAACATCGCCGTGCGCGCCAAGACGAAATATGCGCTCTGGATGATCGACACGGTCCAGGTGAAGGACCACGTCTACGGGAACCTGACCGTCGAAGCGCCCGGGGCCCGCTACCAGCACTTCCCCAACGACCTCGACCAGGTCTACTTCGACCAGCTGCTGGGCGAGCGCCCCGTCCACGCCGCGGGTCGCCGTGGCTATGAGCCCTACCCGAAGGGGCGCGCCGTGGAGGTGCTGGACTGCACCGTTTACTCGGAAGCGGCCCTGCACATCAGCGGCCCCTGGAACCTGGAGGACCTAGCGGCCTACTACACGAAGAAGTCTGAGGTGAAGAAGCCCAAGCAGCCCAAGAAGGAGGCATCGATGGATCCAGCCCCAGACCCCGCGACGGCAAACACCCAGGAAACGACGGATGAAGAGGCAATCGTGATGCCTTTGACCGCCAAAGAACGCTATCTGCTCAAGATTCGAGGGGCCACGCCAGGCGCTCCCTCTGGTCCCGTGGAGCAGGTCTTCGACGCCATGCCGACCCTCTAGGCGAATTACTAGGCAGAGGGTCGCAGCAGATGGACATCAACGACATTATCCCGGCGAGGGGCTGGTATCAGGGCGACACCATCTCGTTTCCGGTGATCCTGACCGATTACGACCCCACCTTGTGGACCCTGACCTATGTTCTTCTGGGCCAGGGCCTGCCCAAGACCACCTTCAGTTCGACCCCGGGCGCGGACGGAACCTTCCTGATGGCCGTGGCGAAGACGGTGACCGCCCTCTGGACGCCGGGAACCTACTACCTCACGGCCTATGTCACCAAGGTCTCGGACGGGACGCGGGTCACCCTGGGCCAGGTCGAGGGCACCATCTGGGCCGACCTCAGCGTCCTGGCTGGTGATCCCCGCTCGGACAATCGCAAGGCCTTCGACGATGTCGAGGCGGCCCTGGCCGCGGGTGCCGGGAGCGATGTCACGGAATACACCATCGCCGGGACCTCCATGAAGAAGGACCGGGCGGGGCTGCTGGCGCTCCGGGCCTTCTACCTGGTCCGCGTTCGGGCCGAGCAGGGCAAGCCCGCCATCGGAAACATCCTCTACAGCCTCTAAGGATCCTCATGTCCCTCGCTGATCTCGACCAGGAAGTGGAACTCAAGACGCAGACCCTGGCCGAGGTCATGGTCGAAAAGCACACGCGGAAGCTGCGCGCCGTGGGGAACTACAAGCGGGCGTTCGAGGCCGCGAAGTTCAACCGCCTCACCTCCTCCTGGTCGGCTGTGGACTTCTCCCCGGCGCAGGAGCTCTACAACGACATGCGCGTGCTCAAGACGCGCTCCCGGGACCTCTACTGCAACAGCCCGGTGATCAACAACTTCGTGAGCCTGCTCCAGCAGAACGTCATCGGACACAAGGGCTTCCAGTTCCGCTCCACGGTGCAGAACGCCAAGGGCACCATCAACCAGGCCGTGGCCCACAAGATCGAAGCCGCCTGGGAGGACTTCACGAAGCGGGGCAATTTCGAGATCACCGGGCAATACAGTCTGGTGGACGCGCTCGACATGTGGGTGCAGAGCCTCGCCATCGATGGCGAGATCCTGGGGAAGAAGTGCTTCGACGAGGGCAAGTGGGGCTTCCAGGTCCAGCTCCTGCACTCGGAGCAGCTCATCGTCACGAAGCACGAGATGTTCGACCTGGGCATCCGGCGCGACCAATATGGCCGGCCGCTTGAATACTGCCTGACGAACCACCACCCGGGCGAAGGCCTCATCCGCTACGTCTACGAGCCCGCCGCGACCATCCTCCACGCCTATGTCCCCTACCAGATCGGGGCACCGCGGGGCATTCCGATGACCACGGCCGTGATGACCACGATCAAGGCCCTGGACGAATACCGGAAGGCCGAGCTGATCGCGGCCCGGATCCAGGCCAGCAAGTTCGTGGTCTACACCCAGGAGCAGCCGGACGACCTCGACCCCGAGACCGCCATGGAGGCCGCCCTCCCGGCCTCGACCAAGCAGAACACCATCCAGCCCGGCATGGCTGAAGTCCTGCCCCCGGGCGTCGACGCCAAGTGGATGGACCCGACGCACCCGAACGTGGCCTTCGCGCCGTTCACGGCGGACTACAAGCGCGAGATCAGCGCGGGCCTGGGCATCTCCTACAACAACCTCTACAGCGACTTCGGGAACACCAGCTTCAGCAGCATGCGGGCCGCCTTCATCGTGGAAAGAGCGTTCTACAGGAAAATCCAGTCCCTGTTCATCGAGAAGGTGCTGACCCCGATCTTTGAGGCCTGGATCGACCAGGCCTGCGCCCGGGGGAAGCTGGACCTGCCCCCGGTGCTGGGCTCCTACGACTGGTATAAGTCCTGCGAGTTCGCCGGGAAGGCCTACGAGTTCTCGAACCCCCTCCAGGAGGCCGAGGCTCAGAAGCTGCTGGTCGAAGAGCGCCTGATGAGCCGGACCCAGATCTGCGCCGAGCGTGGGACCACCTACGAGGCCGTGCTGGATGACATCGCCGCCGAGCAGGCACTGGAGAAGACCAAGGGCGTCAAGTTCGTGATCCTCCCCAAGGCCTCCATCGTCATGCCCGTCCCGGCTGGCGCGACCGACCTGATCGCCCCGCCTGCCCCCGCCCCAGCTCCTGAGGCAGCCCCGGGCCCCGCGCCTGCCCCGGCAAAAGAGCCAGCCGCCTGAATTACTCCACAGAGGTAACCCATGAAGATCCGAGTCAACCAGGTCAGGCACTTCACCATCGAGAGCGTGGTGAACCGTGCCGAGGCCGAAACCAGCAGCTTCATCACCCTCTCGCTCTCCAGTGAGACGCCCGTTCGCCGGGACTATGGCGACGAGATCCTTCTCCACGGGCCTGAGAACATCGACATGAGCAGGGCCACGCCCAACGGGCTCCCCCTTCTGGTGTCCCACAACGACCTGCAGCTGCCCATTGGCCGGCTGAAGAACCTGCGGCTGGAGGACAAACGCCTCCTGGGGGATGCCTACTTCAGTGGCCGCCCCGAGGCCCAGGCCGTTCGGCAGGATGTGCTGGACGGCATCGTGACCGATACGTCGGTCAACTACCGGATCCTGGATTACAAGGTGGTCAAGGCCCCGACCGCCTCGGATGTGAACCAGGTCTTCATCACCCGCTGGTGCCCCCGCGAGGGTTCCATGGTCGCCTGCGGGGCTGACCACACCGTGGGCGCGGGCCGTTCAGACACCGCCGACCTGGAGATGGAGCTGGACCTGGAGCGATCCCAGCCCGTGCTGAATGCCGAGAGCCAGGCGGGTGATGGTGTCCCGGTCCTGGGAGCCAAGCCCGAGGACGGGACGTGCCCGACCTGCAAGAAGGACCAGCCGGACTGCACCTGCGAGAAGCGGGACGACGACGAGGAACGGGACGACGAGGAACGGGCGAGTTACGAAAGCGACCAGGAGACCTGCCCCGAATGCAACAAACCGAAGACCGAATGCGAGTGCGAGGACAGCGCCACAGCGGAGGACCGGTCCGAAAAGAGGGCTGCTTCCGAATTACTCCATGAGGAGTTGCAGGCTCTCCGAACCGTTGCACTGACGATGCAGTTCCGCTCTGAAGCTGAAATCGACGCCATTCTCGCCACGACTCAGGACCTTGACGCCAAGCGGGCCATCCTCCTGAAACCCCAAACCGTCACCTTCACGAAGGACAATCAGATGGACCCCAACCAGCTTTTCACCCTCAGTCTGGCCAACGCCCTGCGCGGCGACTTCGCCAAGGTGGACGAAACCATGAAGGGTTCCTTCACCCAGACGGGCGAGCGATCCTTCACCGCCGACCTCTTCAACACCAGCGGCTCCCGAGCCAATGAAATGACCACGGCGGCCAAGGGCAACAACACCATCTACGAGCAGAACATCGGCTTCCTGGATCTGCTCCGCGCCCGCGCCGCAGTCCTCAAGGCCGGTGGCCGCACCCGCCAGGGCCAGGGCTCCCTCTCCTATATCCGGCTGAAGACCGCCACGGTGGCCACGCTCCGCGGTGAGAACACCGGCACCACGACCAACACCTTCGCCGACTTCGAGAAGGTGAACTACATCCCGAAGGCCCTGACCGCCAAGGTCTACCTGACGGACGAACTCCAGAAGGAAACCCTCCTGGACCTCCAGAACGTCCTCCGGGGCGACATGATCAAGCAGTTCGCACTTGCCATCGACAGCTACTCGCTCAATGGCGCCGCGAGCCCCGTGATCACCGGCATCCTGTCTGCCGCCTCCGGCATCTACAGCGACGTGTCCACCATCGCGCTGCCCACCTTTACCAAGGTGAATAACCTCAAGGCCCTGGTGGATGCGAAGTCTGTGGACCTCGAGTCCTGCGCCTACCTCCTGACCCCCAGCCTCCTGGCGGTCCTGGAGACCACCCAGAAGTTCACCAACGGCTCGGTGGCCATCTGCGACGGCAACAAGGTCAACGGTTACGCGGCCTACAGCTCCAGCAACGTGCCGGTCTCCACGGTCAACCACACGGCGGCCTTCGGCGACTTCAGCAACCTGGAAGTCTGCCTCCAGGGCGCGACGGAATTCATGATCGACATCACCACCCGCTTCGACGAGGGGATCACGATCCTGACCGCCCGCCAGTATTTCGACGTGGGCATCCTCCAGCCCAGCGCCTTCGCCAAGACCCAGTTCCTCGTCGCCTAGTAGGGACACGCTCACGGAAAGGGCCATCACTCCGGTGGTGGCCCTTTTTCAAAGGATCCCATGACCGTTCTCCAGGACATCCAGAAGCGCGACCTGGCCTCTGCCTACAAAGAGGCTGGTGTTCCTGTCTCCTGCGGGACCTTCTCCTCGTATGGAATCCTCCTGAACGAGGCGCTGGAAGTCCTCCAGATGGGCTCCAAGCTCTTCGCCGTTCAGGACACCACCAAGACCCTGAGCATCGTCACCGGCTCGCTGGGCGTGCTGAAGAACCACACGCCCATCACGGTTGACGGCGTGGCCTTCCAGATCGACAAGTTCATCCCCATCGGCAACGGGCAGGAAACGAAGCTGTGGGTGATGGCGTGAGCTTCACCAACGTCCTCCCCATCATCACCAAGATCAAAGACCTCATCACCGGGCCGGTCACCGCCCTGATCCCCCTGGTGACCATCTCCACGGATGAGCCGATCAACTACGTCTTCAGCGACCTCCCCATGCTGAACGTCTACCCGATCAAGGAAGACTTCGTCTTCGACGAGTCCACCAACAGCGAGGACAAGAAACACCTGGCCGTCCGCATCGAACTCCGTCTGGCCGGCGCCCCTGCCTCGTCCCTCTGCACGCCGATCATGAACGCCATCTGCGCGGCGATCAAAGCCAACAAGCGCCTGGATGGGCTGGCCGTCTACGTCGAACTGCAGGGCCTCCAGTGGGCCAACGACAGCACCAGCTCCGGCGCCGTGAGCGGCATGAGCCTCGACCTCGAAATCCAATACTTCACCTCTTAGGAGCCCCCATGAAGATCCTCAGCACCGAGAACTACCTCGTCAGCGGCGTGCAGCTCTCGGCCAACGTGCCGCTGGAAGTCGACCCTGCCTACACCGAAGTCATCGAAGCGATGCTCGCCCTCGAGGGCGTGGTGGTGGTGGAAACCGAATTACCTAAGAGCGGCAAGCCTGCCCCCACCGCCCCCACCGCTCCCGCCCCTTCCATCCCCGCCACCATCGAAAAGGATTAACCCATGGGTGTTCTCGGAGTCCTCAACCAGTCCCGCGTCATCGCTGGCCCCGCCCAGGTCTACCTGGTCGCCTATCCCGTTGCCGGTTACACCGGGGGCACGGATGCGCTCAAGGTGACCAACCTCAAGTCCCTGTTCTTCAGCGACAGCGCGACCGACGCCTGCCGGGTGCTGATCCCCAGCGCCTACTCGGAACTGGACGCCACGGGCATCGACCTGAAGTTCAAGCAGGCGCCCATCAAGTTCTCGCCCAACATGGGCGGCGACTACAAGGCCGCGAATGGTCCCTCTGAGCTGTCCATCTCCTGGGCGTTCAAGGACGTGGACGCCAACAAGATCATCGACGCCTTCAGCGCCGTGGCCGGTGACACCTTCACCACCGTGGCCGCAGCCGGAGTCGCGGGCCGCAAGACGGTCATGATCGGGCGGCAGGGCGTTCCCCTCAAGCTCGCCATGCTGATCCGCTACCCATCGACGATCATCAGCGCCGCGGGCGTCGCGGAGTTCGAGAACATCTACGTCCCCATGGCCAACATGGAGCCCACCTGGGACGTGAAGCTGGACCACAAGAACGTCGCCGTGGTCAAGATCACCGCGACCGCCGTCACTGACATGAGCCTGCTCGGGAGTCAGCCCATGCCCCCGATCGCGCTCTGGGATCAGGTCACCGCCCCTGGCACTTGAGAGGCGCACGACCCGCAGATGGATGGCCCTTCGGGGCCATTCATCGTTTCGGGGCCTGAATTACTTGGTGGAGGCACCACCAATGGACCTGAAACCCTTTACCCTGCTTCGCCTAGAACTCGCCCAGGCCGTCATCAAGAAGGTCGAGGCCAAAGAGCCCAAGGCCCTCTGCGAGCTGGCGGCCCTGGCCCTGGCCGACGACCGGACCCTGAAGCTCTTCCACGCCGGAGACACCGCCAGCATGGACGTGGTCCTCCAGGAGGCCTACAACATGCCCGCCGAAGAGGTGGCCGCTCTGCTCTCGGGTTTTATTCAAGCCTCACAGCGCTTTACGCTTGTTCTGAGTGGCTTGCGACCCGAAGAGGTCAACCAGCTGCAGGCGAAGAGGACGAAGACCCTGAGAGATTCGCTGGGTTTGGGATCGCCCGACGCATCGCCGGATCCGTCGGCGGATACGCAGCGGCCCTAGACCTGCCTGCCCACGAGGCCCTCCGGTTCCTAGAGGAGGCCCTGAAGGAGGCAGAGATCGAGGCCTACAAGTTCCAGCAGGTCAACTACCACGCGGCGCTCCCTCTCTGGGTCAACGCCGAGACGCTGCCGGAACCCCCTGAGCCCCCGGAATGGCTCGCTGAACTGATGGACGAGGGCTGACATGGCTGCTGACAACAAGCTCGGGGTTGAACTCACTGGCGACAATGCCGGGCTGGTTGCCGCTCTCGCCCAGGCCGAAGAGAAGATTGCGAAGCTCTCGGGGAAGGGCAAGGAGGACGTGGACGCGCTCGGGGAGGCGTTCAACGCCCTTTCCATGAAGCACATCGCAACGGCGGCCATCGGGTTCGGGACCCTGGCCGGCGCAGCGGAGAAGGCCCTCGAACTGGTCATGGAAGGCCTGAAGGCCATCATCGAGATCATCCCCAAGGCCATTGAGGGCACAGGGAAGCTCGTCGAGTCCTTCGAGCAGCTGCACATCACGGCTGACATGAGTATCGAGGACTTCAACAAGTGGACGGCCACGATCAAGCTCTCGGGGGGCAAGACCGAGGATCTGGAAACGCTGGTCACGGGCATGGCCCGGGGCATCAAGCGGAACTCGGAATCCCTGATCGAGAACGGGATCGCCACGGACAGCGCGGCCCTCAAGCACATGTCGATGGGGGAATACATCTCCAAGGTGGTCGAGGAGATGGAGAAATACTCGACCGCCAACGAGAAGAACCAGCTCCTGATGGACGCCTTCGGGCGGGGCGGCATCCAGTTCGCGAACATGCTCACGAAGATCGCGGAGCGCCAGGAGGAAGGCCAGAAGATCGCCGCGCAGACCCACATCCTGGACCAGCAGGCCTGGGACGACACGGAGAACCTGGAGAAGGCCAAGGGGCGGCTGAACATCCAGGAGGACATCCTCAATCGCCGGATCGCGAGCAGCACGGCCTGGGGCGCCATCGCCATCGCCAACAAGAAGGCTGAGGTCATCGAGGCTTCCAACCTCCACGCGGAGGCCGTGAAGCTGGTTGAAACCGGGAAGCTCATCGCCGTCGAGAGCATGCAGCAGGTCGAAGGCTATTCGTTGATGCTGACCGACTGGGAGCTGACCGACCAGGCCGCCAAGTCGTTCCTCGAGACGCAGTTCAAGCTCACCCAGGAAGCGCAGAAGGCCGCCAAAGAGAAGAAGATCGCGGACGCCGAGGCCACCTACAAGAGCAAGGAAGACCAGGCCGCGAGGAAGAAGGAAGAGGAAGAGGCGAGGAAGGCCGCAGAGCTGGCCCTGGCCACGCGGAAACAGCTGGTCGACCTGGGCCACCGGCTCAACACCGAAGACCTGGCCACCGCTGAGAACGTCACCATCGAGCAGAAGCAGTCCCTGTCCATCCGGCAGGCCCAGGACAAGCTCCAGGGCTCCCTGCGGAGCATCGACACCACTCTGGAGAAGTCCCCCGGCAAGGCCAACCAGGAGGCAGCGGAGGCGGCCCGCCTGATCGCGCACAAGGTCTTCGTGGACCAGCTCACCAAGATCGACCGGGACGCGGCCCTGGCCCGGGAGAAGGTCGACGAGGAGGCGGCCAAGAAGGAGCTGCACGAATACAACAAGGTCGAGGACCTGAAGCTGGCTGACAAGGTCCGGAACATCCAGGCGCAGGCGGCTCTGGACGTGGAGGAGGTGAACTTCCAGAAGGTCATCGGGAAGGTCAGCGACGAGGCGGCGATCCAGCAGATCCAGGCCCTCAACGCCCGAAAGTATGAGGCAGAGCGGGCGGCGATCCTGGATCGCATGGCGCTCCGGGCCAAGGAGAAGGAGATCGACTTGGCCGCCGTGCAGAAGCTGGAGAACGAGCTCAAGCAGATGCAGATCAAGTTCAACCTGGAGACGAAGAAGAGCAACGACGCCCTCTACCTGGAGATGCGGAAGAAATCCCCCATGGCTGGCATCCGCGACGGTGCCGAGCAGTATGTGAAGCAGGCGCAGGACCACTTCAAGAACTTCGGCCAGGGCATCACCACCATCCTGAACGCCGCTGAGGCTGGGGTGCAGAACGCCATGATCGGCATGATCAACGGGCAGATGACCTTCGGCCAGGCTATGAAGTCCATCTGGACGGGCATCGGCAACGCGGTCATTCAGGTGGTGACCGGCATGATTGCCCAGTGGGCGGTCGCAGCCATCGCCGCGGCGATCTTCGGGACCACCACCAAGGTGGTGGAGAACGAGAAGGCAGCCGCGGCCCTCGACACGGCCTCGGCTGAGGCCTGGGCCGCCTATGGCTGGATGCCCTTCATCGGCCCCGGCCTGGCCATGGGGCAGATCGCCCTGCAGATGGCGTCCTTCACGGCGGCCAAGGTGGCGAACAAG